GTTTGTTCCACTGTCATTTCCGAAGGTGGTTATGAACTTCGTGGATTGCAGCAAGCAGTAGGAACACCTATTACTGCACCAAGAACTCTTACAACTGCTGGAACTTATTATCCTATAATTAGTTTGAGATTAAAAACTACTACTTTGGATGCAATTGTAATTATGACTGCACTTTCTCTTATGGGAATTGGTAATGGAATTAATTATAATTGGCAAGTTATAGCATCTGGAACTACTACTGGTGGAAGTTGGGTGAGTGCTGGTGTGGATAGTGCTATTGAATATAATATTACTGGCACTTCTTTTAGTGGTGGAAGAATACTTGCAAGTGGATTTTTAAACTCATCAAATCAAGGTTCTCCATCAATTGATATTCTCAAAGAAGCATTATTCAAGTTTCAAATGGAGAGAAATGGATTGACTTCAACACCTTTTGAACTCACACTTGTTGTTACTGCCGCAACTGGTAGTGAAAAGATTTTTGCTTCTATGGACTGGGAAGAGATTAGTAGGTAATAGAGATTTATAAATAACTAAAAGTGTTGTATTTAAAATAATGGCTCATAGACCAGTTGGGGCGGGTTCCTCATTTAATTTTAGTGCAGGTGCTGCATCCACATCAACTGCTTTTTCAGTACAATCTAGTGTTTTGAGAGTGGTTGCAGTTGGTGGTTCCGCACACGTTGCAATTGGAGTTACTCCTGCAGCAACTAATACTGATTATTATGTTCCAGCAGGCGACACAGTAACTTTGGGATTAACTAAAGCATCAAATAGAGTTGTTGGAGTAACAACTGGAGCAACAACTATTGTTACTGTTCCAGAAGGAACTCAAGTTCCATTTGGAGTTGGTGATTATGTAACTCTCACTGCTGCAGGACAGTCATACTATAACTTTACTCATCAACGAGTTTTATCAGTTGATGTTTCTACAGATTTTGATGGATATTATCAAACAAGAATGACTGTAAATTATAACTCAAGTGGAATTGTGACTGCATTCTCTTCCACAGATGCGTCAGTGGTTATTTCTAATAAAATTTCTGCTTATGGAGTTGGTTCTGGAGCACTTTATTTCCAACAAGTACAAATTACGGGACAGGCATAATGAAACTCATCAGAGAAGAAATAGAAAAAGTTGAAGTCATTATCGAAGGAAAAGGTAGTGAACAAAAACTTTATATTCAAGGACCATTCTTACAAGCAGAATGTGTCAATCGCAATGGGAGAATGTATCCCATACAGATTATGGAGCGTGAAGTAAATCGTTATATTGAGCAGTATGTCCAAAAAGGTCGTGCTCTTGGGGAACTTGGTCATCCAGATGGTCCTACTGTAAATCTTGATAGAGTTTCTCATAAAATTACAGAGCTTTATCGTCAAGGTAATAACTTTATCGGTAAGGCACAAATCTTATCCACTCCAATGGGTAAGATTGCAGAATCTCTTCTTAAGGATGGAGTAACACTTGGTGTTTCTTCTCGTGGCATTGGTTCATTGAGAGAGAATACAAAGGGTTATAAAGAAGTTGGTGAAGATTTCATGTTAGCAACTGCTGCTGATATTGTAGCAGATCCTTCTGCACCTGATGCTTTTGTTCAGGGAATTATGGAAGGCAAAGAATGGATATGGGATGGAGGAATGCTAAGAGAAAAAGTTGCAGAGAATACAAAACGTAGAATAAATACTCTAGTTGATGAGGGTATTCTTGAGGAATACAAGTTGTCATTATTTAATGAGTTTTTAAATTCATTGTAAATTATTAAATTATAAATAAATATAGATTAAATTACTAAGGTTAATCGGAGAGTTCAAATGTCTCGTGGAGATTTACAAGAAATGGAAGTAGGCACAAAGCAATCCAAAACTGCTGTTAATGCAAATGCTAAAGCAGCGGAAGCAATGCCAAAACTATCGGGAAATATTCCTGATGGACAAACTGCTGGTTGGGAAGATCTAGGTGGTCCCGATCCCTCTAATTATCGTCCAGATGACGATTCAGCAAAGCTCAAGACCCCCGGAGCAACTCTTAAGCAAGTTAAGGATGTTGTAAATAAGGGTGCTAAGCCAGCTGAAGCAATGAAGGGCGTAAAGGAGGAAGAAGAACTCGAAGATGAAGACCTCATCGAAGAAGAAACTGAAGAAGAAATCGTAGAGGCTAAAGAAGAGGAAGAAGAGGAAGAAGAAGAGGAGGAAGAAGGCGGTAAAAAGAAAGATAAAAAAGAAGAAGAGGGAGAGGAAATGGAAGAGGAGTTTAGCATCGAAGAAGATGTTAATGCTCTCCTCGAAGGTGAGGATCTTTCTGAGGAATTCCAAGAGAAAGCGCGTATCATCTTCGAAGCGGCTCTTCGCTCAAAAATTGCTGATATTCAAGAATCACTTGAAGAGCAATATGCCGTCGCTCTTGCAGAAGAAGTTGAAGAAATTAAGACTGAACTTGCAGAGCGTGTTGACGCATATTTAGAGTATGTTGCAAGCGAGTGGATTGAAGAAAATGCACTCGTAGTTGAAAAAGGTCTTAAGACTGAAATGACCGAATCATTCCTCCAAGGAATGAAAGGTCTTTTTGAAGAACATTATGTATCAATCCCTGAAGATAAATATGATGTGCTTGAGAGCATGGTAAATAAACTTGATGAAATGGAGACAAAACTCAACGAGCAAATAGAGAAAAACGTTTCCCTTCACAAGCGTCTCGCAGAGTCGGTTGCTGATGGAATCTTTGAACAGGTCGCTGATGGTCTTGCAGACACTCAGAAAGACAAGCTCGCTTCACTTGCCGAAAGTGTTGAGTTTGAAAGTGAAGAAGAATATCGTGAAAAACTGGAGACTTTGAAGGAATCATATTTTCCTTCAAGAGTAGTTTCTCCATCTGCAAGAACTGAAACTCTGTCTGAAGGTGTAGACAATTCTCCAGAAGCAATTTCTGGACAAATGGCTGCTTATCTGAAGACTCTTTCAGCATTCCGCAAATAATTGAATTTAATATAATTCAAACCCAAAAAACAAACACTTAGTAAAAAGGTAAAAGCAAATGTTCCATTCTGAGCATCTGCAGGAAAAGTGGGCACCTCTCCTCAACTATGAGGGTCTTGATCCAATCAAAGATTCCCATCGTAGAGCGGTAACCGCAGTCCTGCTAGAAAACCAAGAAAAATTCTTAAGAGAAGAAAGCGCCTTCCAGTCAGGCGGTATTTCAAACCTCATGGAATCACCAACCATGTCAGCTAACGCTGCTGGTGCTGGCGGTGGTTTTGGTGGTGGTGCCGGTCTTGCTGGAGGTCCTACCGCAGGTTTCGATCCAGTTCTGATTTCACTCATTCGTCGTTCAATGCCTAATCTGGTCGCTTATGACCTCGCTGGCGTTCAACCAATGAGTGGTCCTACTGGACTCATCTTCGCGATGCGTTCGCAGTACTATAAAGAAGGTGCAAGATCAGAATCGTTCTATAACGAAGCTGATTCCGCATTCTCTGGTCAGGACTATGGTTTCGATGAAACCGCTGGAATGACCGATCAAGGCGTTGGTATGGGTACTACCACTCAATCGGGTAGCAATCCAAGCGTACTAAACCCAGTTGGAACCGCCACCTCAACGGCCTACAATGTAGGTCAGGGAATGGTTACTGGTGATGCAGAGAACCTTGATGGCACTGCAAATGATGCCTTCAACCAGATGGCTTTCTCGATTGAGAAAGTCACTGTTACTGCAAAGTCACGCGCTCTGAAAGCTGAGTACTCACTAGAACTCGCTCAAGACCTCAAGGCAATTCATGGTCTGAATGCTGAAGCGGAACTTGCAAACATTCTCTCAACTGAGATTCTTGCAGAAATCAACCGCGAAGTTATCAGAACCATCTATAAGGTTGCCGAACAGGGTGCTGTACAAAACGTTGCAACTCCTGGTATCTTCGACCTAGACATCGACTCCAATGGTCGTTGGTCTGTTGAGAAGTTCAAGGGTCTTCTGTTCCAGATTGAGCGTGATGCTAACGCAATCGCACAAAGAACTCGTCGTGGAAAGGGCAACATCATCATGTGCTCTGCTGACGTTGCTTCAGCACTGACTATGGCTGGTGTTCTTGACTACACCCCTGCACTCAACGCCAACCTCAACGTTGATGATACCGGCAATACTTTTGCTGGTACTCTGATGGGCAAATTCCGCGTCTACATTGACCCATATGCTGCTAACCTGACTTCCGCTAACGGAACTCCTGGTAACCAGTATTATGTTGTTGGTTATAAGGGTTCTTCTCCTTATGACGCTGGACTCTTCTATTGTCCTTATGTTCCTCTCCAAATGGTTCGTGCCGTTGGTGAGAACTCCTTCCAACCCAAGATTGGCTTCAAGACTCGTTACGGTCTGGTTGCTAACCCATTTGCAGAAGGAACCAATCAGGGTCTTGGTCGTCTTCAGACCAACCAGAACCGTTACTACAGACGTGTTGCGGTCAAAAATCTCATGTGAGTCATCTCACATTCTTCTTGGAGGGTCTTCGGACCCTCTTTTTTTATGGTTGACTTTCTCAATCCAATCGTTTATAATTTTTCTATAGTTTTTATTAATTCTAAAATGGCAACAAACTATGTTATCTGTTCTGCGTCTGATGTTATTCCAGTAAGTCAAAGGGGT